CACGCTTACACCAGATATCCCTCCTTCCATTAACGGAAAGCAGTGGCTGGTGTCTGCTCTTGGCGGTACCCAAACAGGTGTAAATGTTCACAGTATTAGTTATCCTTTTACTGTTGCCATTTTTCGCCCTATGGTGCCCAAACAAGCACCCGTTGCGAACAAAGCTAGTGGGATCATCGCGAATAATCCGGTGAATTCCTACAAAGTAATCGTTCGCAAAGGGATATCATTCAATGCATCTCCGCTTCAGCTTGGTACCGTTTTATTGTCAACGACAATTAACGTGCCAGCTAACTCAGATGCTGTGGACGCTGTCGAAATTAAAGCCGCCTTATCTTTTGTAGGCGGTTTCTTTAACGGCAACGCACAAGCCCTCGCCGATATGGTCCTTTCAGGGATCCTGTCTTAAAGGTGTCTTAGCTACTCTTTCGTTTTTCACTTGGAGTAATGAAATGAATGATATAAATGCAGACAAACAAAATGAACGTATACGCTCTTTTGATGAAATTGTCAAGCTTGAGCTTATGTCTCTACAAAAGAACATCAGGCCTTCCACTCGCCTTATGGCTGTGGATCGTCAGTTGGTCAGACTTCGAAAGAAGTATGTACTTTCTGATATTCCTGATCTCGAACCTGCTACTATTGCTGGCTTTTTGGCCAACAACCGAGCAGCAAATGCAGTCGAGCTTACTCTCACCGATAGTGAACTTTCTGACGCAAGAGGCTTTGTCCTACATGCGTTGGAGGGATACACCACCAGTGAGTATGGAGATATACAGTGTGCTTTAAATCTCGGCGGACTTCTTCGTAAGTGGAAGTTTGGACCTGGTGCCAGTAATGGCATTTGTGGGACTCACTTCTACGATAAGATTCGTCAACCGATGACTTGCACTTTGAAAGCTATGCCCTATGTACGCTTAATGCGGCGATTAGATTACCATCTCAATCATTTCGATATGATTGAGGGGTGTAATCTTACCTTAATAGAAGGCAGCAAGCTAACAACTGTACCAAAGAACGAGGAGACTCGTCGTACCATCAACATAGAGCCCTCCGGGAATATGGCACTACAGCTTGCTGCTGGTGCCTACCTTGAAGGAGCTCTTCGTTATGTTGGGTTAGATATACGCGAGCAGCAACCTAGAAATAAGTTACTTGCTTTCGTAGGCTCTCTTTCCGGTCGTTTCGCAACGATCGATCTTAAGAGCGCTTCTGACTTGATTAGCCAACAGCTAGTACGCGAGTTAATGCCGACTGACTGGTGGGCCTTCCTCTCTGCTATACGCAGTGAGAAAGTTACCTTGCCAGACGGCGGGTCTCGTGTGTTGCATATGATGAGCGCCATGGGGAATGGTTTTACCTTCCCACTTATGACGTTAATCATTTGTTCACTTATGTACGCTATGCGTGCACGCCTGAACTCCTGTCGACTTAATCGAATCGATTGGAATCGGTCTGCGGTATTTGGTGACGACATCATTGTCGAAACCGAATATTTTGAACCGATGTGTGACATACTTGCGAGAGCGGGTCTTGTCGTTAACCACGACAAGTCCTACTCTTCAGGGCCTTTTCGCGAAAGTTGCGGAGGAGATTTTTACGAGGGTCACGATGTGACACCCTTTTATATAAAATCCTTAGCGACTCACGCGGATATCTACATAGCGATTAACCAGATTTTACTTTGGTGCAGTCGCAATTCCTTTTGCCTCTCTGAATCAATAAGATTCTTGATTGGCGAATTGAGTGTAGAAAGGCCCAACCTTGTTCCTGAGTGGTTTCAGCCATATAATGGCATTAGGACCAACTCAGTCGACCGCACTTTCAAATATTTATCCCTCGTGCCGTACAATGTACGTGCTTCTGACCATGAGCTTATGCTTATGGCCGTACTCGGTGGATATCTCAGTGAAAATGGTCGGTACACTTACTTTACACCGCGAACTAATAACTTGCGATATAAAGTGAGAAAGTCAAGGCTACCGAAAGGTTTTCTTGATGGACACGACCCTTCATACAGGTCGCGTAGAGAATCAGCTTTTAGCGATTTCGTACTTGAAATCGCGATGAGCTAACTCACT